CTTCATGAAAACCTGCTTCTGTAATCAACATGGAAATTGGCGATGCTGGTAACATATGATATCTGCCTTATTCCGTACCATGGTTGAATCACTTCTGATTTAATGACATCTGATGATGTGCCGGAAGAATCTCTTGTCCGCTCACGGTGACCGCGACATGTTTGGGTGGTTGTTTGAGAGCTGCCATTGTCTCCCTATAGTGTACAGGATCTCTCATGATTGAGAGACCCTGTTCTGAATGGTTATTAGGTGACGTTCAGCACGTCAAATGTCAAGGTCTTTATGTCAACCGGATGTTCACCGGATTTGTTCCCAACTTGCAGGACCGCGCCATATTCTCCCGCAGCGGTCGCAGTCACGACACTAATTCGTATCCAGCGCTTGATGGTGGCTTTGTTCGTGCGTAGTTTCCCGTAGAATATTGCATCATCATCAGTGTCGGCCAAGACGATCGAGGCTCCGGGGATATTTGTATAGGCATCACCCACGCCATTATCATCAGAATGCTGGAGAGTCACTGTGGTCACATTCGTCAAGGCCAGTATTCCGGTCTTGAGAATCAACATCGCTTGCTCATAACCTTTGCAATCCACACCAGGGCTGAATTTCCCAGCGCTAATGGCATCGCCAGCCACCGCGGTCACTAGATACAAATTTTGTATATCATCATATTTCGCCATGAATCATGCTCCTTTTGAATTCTCAATATTCTGCATCGAGGACCAGAGGATTCCAACCCTCGATGCGAGAATGATGATCGTGTTAGGCCGCCGGATTGGCAGTTGGTGTCGTGCTGACATTCAACCCCAGGACAAAACTTTCAGGATGCCGGACAGCGACATCCACATCCGTAATCATTCGGACCCACGTTTGATTGGTCGCGAAGGCGGTCCCAGCTTCCTGCGAGGCCAGGAGCGTCATGCCAGCCCATTGGGCAATGATCAGATCTGCCCAGTTGCCAAAATATACTTCTGTTTGATTGCTGCTAGCGCCGAGTGTGACCGGTATCTGGGTCGTGGTCGCGAATGGCCAGCCCAACAGTGCGGTCAATTGCGCATCGGTCACCGGATTCAAGACGAAGTTTCCATCATTGACATCGGCCGTATGCGCCGAAGCCCGGACTTTCGACAGATTCCGTTTGACATTCGGGTGGAACGCAAATCCCACACGCCCCCGGAGCGTATTGTTATCGGCCAAGGCCCCTTCCATATCGTAGAGCTGTTCCCATCCAGGATTGGTCAAGTATCCTGATAGGGCGGTCGTGGCATTAAAGTCCACCGTGGAGATCCCCGGTTGATTGCTAATCCCCAACGGCTGACCACCGACACCTGCGCCACGGAAACCCGCCAAGTCCAGAGCTTCCGCCAGTGACTGCGCCATATCCTGACGAATCAAGGTTTCAGCGGAGGGGACCGAGAGTTTCAGGAGGCGATTGCTTAATTTCACAATCGACCCCAGACCCTTCGGATTTAGGGCCACCTGACCCAGTGATAAGTCGCTTGAGTCAATCGTGGCATTTTCATCAACCCAGAACGTGCTGGACGCGCCAGTATGTTTGGGGATTTCAACCGGGATCCCTCGAAGATCCATGAGCATGGTGGCACCGAGAGATTCCAACACCAGGTCAGCTCGGATCAATTCAATCACAGACTGAATCGCTTGAGCCGGAATCAAAAATCCGCCAGCCGTATCGACACCAGCCGACATATCTTTCTGGCTCATCGCGGCATCAATGACTTCTTTCTCATAGCTGGCTTCTTTCCAGGATTTGGTCGCAATGGCATTGATCGTTTTACACAGGCTAAATCGATCTTTATCTTTTCCCTCATTGACCCCCGGCACACTCCGCCATTTATTTGCGGTGATGGACTCTTCCAATTCTTTATATTTAGCCTGCACGTCTTTCAACTGATCTTCCAGCGTTTTGACCCGGCCATCCGCATCGCTGAACACCTTCTCGCCATGCGCCAATCTCTGTTCAATGGCGTCAGACATTTCAGCTAATTTTGCGAGTATTTTCTCATCCATCTTACGTATCTCCTTTAGGAATAAAAACTGATTTGGCTTGAAGTTTCTGCATCAGAGCTTCAATCGCCTTGTTCACAGGAGCCAGATCAGGTGAGTCTTTCGGCTGTTCGCCAAGACCCGCAACGATTGACTTGAGATCAAGGGACGACCCTGTTTTACTCAATAACGCCACAATGGAGGTATTGAGCGTATCCACGACCCCCTTCGAGAGTTCCACAGTCTCACGGAGGGAGATGAGTGTTTTCACATCTTCGGTCAAGGTATCGACCTGTTGTTGTAAGGCAGCGAGTTGATCTTTCATGTGTTGGTCCTCTTGTATGTCTGGAAGATGTTTCTCCAGCGTGGTGAAATATTGATCGAGCCCGATCATGTCTGATTTCTTTCTGTCCTGTAGTCGTTGACCCGCGATATTCTTGATGGCGTCTTCCAATGATTGTTTGAATAAACTCGCAGCCAGCGCATCCTGATGAGCCGGAATGGAGACGGCGCTTAACTCCAACAGTTCCTGTTCTGAAATTCGAAACCCCGTCACAGCGCCTTCAGGGGTTCGTATGGCATCGACTTTCTTAGGGATAAATCCCACAGAAACCGCAGAGAGAAACCCTTGCTGAAAGGATTGAAAAATCGTATCCGCGAACGGATTGACATCGCCTCTGGCAAATTCCACATCAAAAATGAGCGCAGTATCTGTATGCTCCACCTGGAGCACTTTCCCAATCGGTGGGAGACTTGGATCGTGGTTCCAGAGAAACACGGGGTTTTTAATAAAATTCCTGAGATCCCATCCCGCTGTTTCAATAATGTCCCCCATGCGATCTGCGGTTGACAGGGTGCCGGTGAATCGGAGGACTCGTGATTCGTCGCCGACACGTTTCATCGTCACGGTGAAGACTGATTGCACTGGTTGATTGAAGAGATTCACGAGTTCGTTCCTTCCGTTCGAGTCTGTAGAGCTTTGGCCAATTCTGGGAGCGCCTTGCCAATTTTGTTATAGAACTGTTTCGTCTCTTGTATAATGAGTTCTTTTTGTCCTTGATGCGTCACAAGAATTTTCGCGATTTCTGTTGAAATCAATTGCTGAAGATCAAAGACATCATATTCCATTCCTCGATCCGTCAAATAGGTGTGGAACTTCTGTTGTTCTGTTCGACAATCCAAGAGATGCGCAGAATCTTGTTCCAGCGCTTTCAATTGTCTGACTCGTTGTCGAAACAAAAACGCGCTGAGTTTGTGCTCCAGTTGTTTAACCTGCTGTGGTTCAGAAGCGGTCTCTGCCGCTGGTGATGCTTCCCGTACTGCTCCGACTGGTGACAGTTCCAGGGGATCTTTTGAGGGGGGCAGTTGATTACTGGGAATCACCGTACCGTTGGCGTCAAGACTCAGACTCGTCATATTGACTTGAATGAATGCGGTATCCTGCCAGGGATTGAGCGGCATGCCCAGGTTCAATCGCTTATTGATTTGATTGGCTGGATACCCCAGTTCGAACAGACTGCGGGCAGTCTTGACCGTTTCATGAAACTCATCGTGCAGCGCATCAATGGCGGAAATATCAAATTCAGCCCAGACCCGGCCCCCATTGATCTGCGAGAACAACTGCGACCACAGCGCCCATTCCACCATTTTCATTTTGGGAATCAGATTTTTAATCCAAAATTCCCGAGATTGCACTTTAATGACCGCCAGATTCGCGCCTTCTTCAATAATCCCAATTTCAAGTTTGGGAATGCCATAGGCCGCGAGTGTCTGATCCCGATTCCATTTCTGCTGTTGCAGAAACTCCATATCTTTCTGACTGAAGACCGTGGGTTTAAATTTGGCCCCGCCTTCGAGAATCAACATCTTATGTCGTTTGGATTCTCCGGCATGCCGATCATCATACTGTCGGACGAGCCGTTCAAATTCTGCGTCCGTCATGTTTTGGTCAATTTCAATGACCCCGCTTGGCGCTCCTGAATTTTTGAAAAACTCCGTATTGTAGGCGTTCGCGACGAAATCTTGTTGAATGGCTTGCGCTGCGGCTGCGATGGGGCTTAAGCCCGTCCAAGGATCGTCCGGGTTCCAGAATTTAATCTTAATCACTTCATGCAGTTGAAAGATGGTATCTCCGCCCTGGGGGTTCTCCACTTTCCATCCCAACAGTCGCCCGGTGCCTTCTGACAGGATGGGGAGGAATGGCGTGCTGTCAACGGCGGCCATCTCTTTCGGCACTTCTTGGAAGCTGTCCCGGCGCATCACAATCATGACTTCACCATTGACATGCCACCAGGAAATCAGGGTTTCTATGAATTGTCCGAAACCCTGCCATCGATTAGGCCGCTCGAACAATTCGGTGAACGCATGACTGTCTTTGGCCACACCCTTCGCCGTTTGAAAGACGAACGGCACACCAGAAATATTTCGGGCAATGGCATTGACCGCCGCGAACACCCACACATTGGCCTTATAGACTTCTGTCTGGCTTTCGACCGCCCCCGACTGCCCTCCAAAAATTCGCGCAATCCGCCCACCGCCTGATGCGAACTCCTTATCTGGCACACGGAAGACTGTGGGAATGTTTTTGAGTAGGGTGAGGGCCTGATGGAAACTCGTCGTCAGCATATTCATAGTGAACGAATCCTGATTTCTGACGCATGGATAATCAATTCCGTCAATCCCCACACCACGGCATCGACACGATCCATCAGCATGTTCGGGTTTTCTGGATTAAAGTCAATTTGTTGCGCTTCCAATTTACTCAAATTTCCGACATGTGTCACGCGGCCTTGTTCATACAACATGCTGATCGGTTCTGCTCGAATCCGTTTGCCGCGAGTCGCGACGACTTTTTTACAGGCAATGCCTGGATCCATATTGCGGATGGTATTGAGGACCATATCGCCGCCATTATTGACTTCTGCCACAATCATATTGGCGCGATAGGCTTTATAGAGATCAATCGCCTTCTCTGCCCAGCCGTTGGGGGAGTAATGGCCACTGTGATCAGCGAGGACGTAGGCATGCATCTGCTCATCACGCCCCACCACCATGATTCCGGTCTCTGCGCCTTCTGCGCTCGTCGTAATACTTGGGTCAATGGCCACGACCACTCTGGCCATGGTCTCCATGTCCAGGTCTTTGGTCTCCATCCGAATAAAACCTTCATCAGACCACAGAACACCGGTGCCTTCTTCCAGGTATTCACCTTCCAGCTCCTGTTTGCCCAGCCGAGTGCCTTCATATTTTTTCCGAATGTGTTCAATAAATTGTGAGGAGAGATTCGCGATGTTGTCGAATGTATGGCCCTTCGTCTTCACAGTCCAGGGGTCATTGAGAATATTCTTGAGTAACCGATGACCAATTTTAGATGTGGTCGTCACCATGGCTTGTGGAGTTTTCCCAAGCCTCAATCCCAGGAGTAACATGTCCCAGACACTATCATCACCCCAGGATGTCAACTCATCGCACCAGGCTTTTTCAGGTTGGGCTCCACGCAGCCGATCTCCATCCTCGGCTGAATACATGAGGGCCACGGCCCCATTGGGCCATTCTACCTTGCGTTTGGAGCTCAAGTAGGACGGACGATTCCATGGAGGGCAACAGGAGAGGATCCCGCTGCTGCCTTCAACCATCACATCTCTGACATCTGCTGCGGTTGGCCCAACCAGGGCCACTCGTGAGATGCCGTGATCTTCAATCTGCTCACGGATCCATTCAGCCCCTGACCGGGTATTATGTGTCGCAATACCATGAGTGGTCACCAGAAACAAGCGACTGCGGGAATCCACACCGATACAGCGGACTGGCACGGAGGGCACGGATTCAATGGCCGTGATAAATCGGTAGTGGTAACGATCTTGCTGCGTGACCGGAAGCCGAGCGCGTTTTCGGGCCAGGCGAAAGACCTCCAGTAAGGTGGTATAGCAAAACCGATGTCGAATTCCATAATCTTTCCCATACAGTCTTGCAGGATCTTGACGATGACGAGTCACAATACCCAGTGATTCAACGAGACGTTGATATTCTGCTGAGAGACGATCTCGTTTTTGACAAAATTCGATACGTCCGTCTGGCGAGATCGTTCCATCAGTGTCATTCAAACCTTGTAAGAGCGCCAACCGCTGCTCGAATGAGGCCGTCAAGTAGATTTCAGGGATATGTTTATTCTTGAGGACACCCAGTTCTCGTAATTTTGTTTTGAGCCCTATCACACTATACACTGGACACCGAGGAGGAACTGTGCGATACTGTTTCGTGTCGTAGGGAATTTCTTCAATAATCTGATGATCACATAAGGCGTTGGTTATAATTCCATCATTTGCTGTGCCATCTCCTAACCATGCGCCCAAGGTATAGGGGTCAATGGGTAAGTCAGCCGGAGGGTAGTCTAATCCAGTATGGGTTGGAATGGCATAATTGATATCTCCGGACTTATGGTACAGCGTCAACTGCATTTGTCTGGTTGTCAGTGTTCGAGGACCTTGTGTTGATATAGGCCATTGTCGAAACTGCGATGTTGTTCGATCAACTCGGCGACCCAGTGATTTTCGATAACGTTTATCGTGGACAGTCCAGAGATGATCGGCGTCCGTGACGACTGTTGACCCATCATTGAAGGTGACTTTCAGACAAGGACAATTGTAGGAAATTGGATGGACGGCGGTCACTTGGCAAGGTGCGCCAGTCTCATCAAACACTGTGGTTCCTACCTGAATTTCTCCAATTGTGGTCACGCCAGAGGCGGTGAGGACCTCTGTTGAAATGTTTAGTAATTTCCCCGAACCTCTTCCCGCCATAAATAACCACGTGCGCCAGGACTCATCGAAGCGTTTCCCCGTGTTATCCGGATTCTCTTGCCAATCTTTAATCAGTTGTTTGGTGGAGTCCAGCGCCAGCCACTGTTCCCGTGTGGGGGCCAGTTGGGTATCTCTTGCCCACAGGGGCCAACAATGTTGCGCAATCTCATTCTCCTGTGGCGTCAGAGATTCCAGGAATGCAGCCCGTTGGGGTAATGTTAATAATGTCTTTGAGTTTATTCGCAAATCCTTGTCGGGCATCAACAGGCATTCCTTCAGATTGTTGAACATCGTGGCGATCTGCTTGACCCAGATACTGTTTTCCCAAGAAAATCTGCATGATGGGGTTGCGTTGCGCCGTGGCCCATTGCAGTCGTCGTAATGTGGCTCTTCCCATCTCTTTCCCTCGCTGATACGCTTCTTGCGCGATCAAACTCCCATTCCACTGCGATTGAGATAATTGCAACACGGATTGAATTTCCTTCGTATTCAGTTGCAAAGAAGCCATTCGAAGAATGAGGTCACGGTCGCGAGGGGTGATGGTGCTATCCGACAGGGCCGGTTCATCAAGGTGGAGATCAAAGAGGTCGCCAAGATCGTCTTCAATCTGTGCCGGAACAGCGAGCTCTGTTGATTCTGATGGCCTGGGTTCTCTCAACCACTGTTTGCTGGAAGGAAAAGGATGGGTATTATCGGTGCGTTGTTTTCTGGGTTTTGTGTCAGGTCCTCGGGGGTTTTTATTAGGTCCTCGTGGTTTTCTAGGTTTGGTGTCAGGTCCACGCGGTTTTCTGGGCTTCTTTCCGATCTCGCTCATCGTTCTCTTTCATTCGAGATGTGGTGACACTTACGGATGATACTCAAACTTCAGCGGGCATCTTACGATATTGTTGACCCCCTTACTGTCGTCAGATAATCATGACGTAAGGTTCACCACGAATATTTTTATGCATTATAACATTTGAAATGTTATCGTACACGATATGATGTTACTCAAAATACTATTGTTGACGATAAGCGATCGTCTGGTATGCTTTCGCTCATGTTGTATTGTCTAAGAGATAGTATAACATCTTTTACTCCGTAAGTCAAGCTTCTTAGGGAATTATTTTTATCCTAATGTGAAATAGGGGAGTAATGAGCTGAATAGGTCGTGGAATCGGCTCACAATGGGCTCACATAATGTGTACTTGCTTGGTAAACAATCTAATTTTCCACGACAGTAGGGAGGTAGCAGGTCTATATTTAGGGGGGTAGGGTCGTAAATTTAACACTCCCCTACCCCTCTACTTAATAACCCCACAACACTGCACATAGCTATGGCATGAAGCTTGCATATGAAGCTGGGCATGAAGTTTGCATATAATATTAGGCAACGATGCAACCCCTTACTCACGTAACCCTGTGAGAACGTGAAAGAATCACCCTGTACATGTACGTAATGCTGTACATACGTAGAAGTCAGTAAGGGCATAGAGATAGTAAGGGAGTTTACGTAGAGAAGACTCCGGTATAGAACTTGCATAGAAGATTTAGGCACAAGACTTGCATGTTCTAGGATGTAGACCCTTAGAGGAGTCTACGTATAAGAGTGGTAGGGTATGAGACTTGCATATGAGACTTGGTACAAAACTTGCATGTTCTAGGATGTAGACCCTTAGGGAATCTACTACTCTACTCCCTTACTCTCACCACAACGCCACGACATAGCGCCACGACGCTACTTCCCCACCGACGCTGGGCACGCTACTTCCCCACCATGTGAGAATGTCATAAATACTGGTCATGGTGTCATGGATACGTGACACAAGATGTAGTGATATACATGGATGATATATACTAGATGTAGTGATATGGTGTGGCGTTACTACTATATGTAGTGATATACATGGATGGTATATACTAGATGTAGTGATATATGAAGTAGACCATTCCTGCATATTGTATGAGGTTAGTAAAGAGACCCACTATATGTAGTAGTAGGGGTAGGGGAGGTATGCTATATATAGTGGTTGGAAATTTTGCGTCAGGAGGGGAATAGAGGCTTCTGGAATTTATAATTTTGCCGAGCTGGAAATTTCTTGACACGGCGCAAGTTTTTCAGTAAGGTGCCGATACTATACCAACACACAATTAACCAAGGGGCACACAATGCAGGATGCAGAATACAACAAAAAATCCGGTTACATGTGCAATGGAAAATTCTACACTGAATGGATTTATTTTGGGCACACAATACCCTACAGCGATTATTTATTGTATCAAAAAGATGAAGAGGTGGGACAGTGCCCCTTTTGTGGCCGATGCGGACTGACAGGAAAATACGGATCTAAAAAGAAGCACATTAGGGTATGCGCTGAAAAAATGCTCTCGTAAAGCGCAAGTTTTTTGATGGGATGCCGATACTAGATTATCATCACAATCAATCAAGGGGGGCGCAATGGAAGAGAAAAATTACGAAGTTAAAGAAGTTCAGACGGCCGATGGGAAAACGGAAATAGTCAAAGTCATGAAATGGCCAGCGCAGGCAGATACGGATAATTCATGGGGTCGATCTGGCTACGATTCGCTCTATCAATGAAAGGCGCAAGTTTTTTGATGGGATGCCGATACTAGATTATCACAACATTTAGCTAAAAAGGAGACTCAGCACATGGAAAAAATTTGGTATCGAGATATGCGACCGGCCATCGGCCAAACTCATGGGGATGTTATCCGGGTGGCATTGAATATGGGATATGAGTTAGTGCTCTTTTCAGGATGGAGTTTGAAAGATTTTGAGGCGGATAAAAGGGAAATTTTAGACCAGCGAGAAATTTTAAATGCCGTTCAGGATGCATGTGAATTGAATTATGATTTTCCATTTATTGATTCGTTTTCCGTGGAACCTACGAAAAAATTAACATTTGATGAAAACGCCATCCAAAATTTATTGCAGGATCTAGTCTCACTATAAGGGGAATTAACGATGGGGAAATTCATATTAGAAGACGGCACAGCGTTAACCGGAAAAAATCAAATAGGCCGGGGACTGTTCTCAAAAGTGTACCAAATATCAGAATCAGAAGTTGTGGCATTGACGACAGACCCCGCTAAAGAATGCCTAGCATTATTCTGCCAAAATGAGGATCATTTGCCCACGATGGAACGATTGAGTAATATCGGGGAGTATCAAGTGTACAAGATGCCAAAATATGAAAAATTGACAAAACAGCACGCTGCAGCGTGGCGTGACTATAAGGCGGTCGAAAAAATTTTGAAGCCGCTGAAGTTGACCAAATGGGAATGTTTTGGAACGTGCATTAACGCAGTGGAACAGAGTAATTTAGCACCTACGATCAAAGAGAGCTTAACGCAGTTATTTGAGATGCTGGCTAACTATACCGATGAAATATTTTTAGAAGTGTGCAGGCGGAACGTGATGGTCGATTCGAGAGGAAATTTAATTTTCACCGATATTGTAGGATGTTCTGAAAAATTGCGGAGGGTTTGGCAAGCGAGGACTCATAGGCGAGTAACTGACAGCAATTACATCTAAGTTAAATAATGGAAGGAGAAAATTATGTTAGGCGCACGCTATCAAACCAAAAAAGAACTGAGAACCCGTATTGGCCACAAGCTGAAATATGTTGAAACATCGCTATCAGAACCAGAATATACAGATAATGGTGTGCTGTGTGTGTGCGGACCAGACCCATATAGGAAAAGAAGCTGGTTTGCCGAAGTGACAATGGAAAATGGATTGATTAAGAAGGTGAGTTAAAGAGAATATGTTACGGACACATTATCGGAACAAAAAAGAGTTAAAAACTTACATTGGGCACGCATTAAAATATAGCGAAACATCATTATTTAAGCCAGAATATAAAGATAATGCTATATTGTGTGTTTGTGGTCCACACTTTTGCATCAAATGCAATTGGTATGCCGAAGTGACAATGGAAAACGGATTGATTAAAAAGGTGAATTAGGAGGGAAAATTATGCACAACTATCAAATCGTGTTGAAATTTATTATAACAGCCGAAAGTCAAAACGAGGCAGAATATTTTGGAATAGACTGCTACAAACATCTAATAGAAACATTTAACGATAATGAGGCATTGAGCCAATATTATGTCGTTAATGCGGAAAGGGCTAATTGAATGGAAGCAACCACAACTATGACAAAAGCAGACAAATGGGAATTTTTGAAACAGTTTGAGCGGTTTGTACAATCTGGTTGTCAAGAAGCGTTATTTTCTCAATGGTTTTACGAACGGGTGGCCGCAATGTTCGGATTTGAAACATGGTACAATCGGCACGGATTTTATGTGGCGCATTTTTCTACGCCTGAGAGGATTCTGAAATTCCAGCGGCACATTTTGAGCTGTACCTGTTTAGAAGAGCGGGTCAAAAAATTAGCCTATGAACAATTATAACCGAAAGGAAAACCTATGAAAAGCACGATATGCGAGGCAGACTTTGTAGCGACTGAATGGAGTACGATAGAAGAGAAAAAGAAATTTTTGAGGCAGTTTGAGAAATTTGTTCGATCTGGTTACAAGGAAACAGCATTCCCTAAATGGTTTTACCAGCGGCTTTCAATGATGTTCGGATTTATTGCCCATTATAACCAGCGGGGATTTTATGACAAAAAATTTTCCGGGTGTGAAGCCAGAAAACAATTTAAGCGAGATATTTTGGCGTGGCCATGTTATGGAGACCCGGCTTATGTCTACTCCGATGTTGAGAGATTGATACAAAAAAGAATGAGAAATCGCACGATGGAGAAACACCATGTTGAAAATTGAATTTGAAACAGAAAACGATGATTTTTATAGAGATAAAGTCCCTGGTTCGGTGCGGATACTACAGGAAATTATCCAGCGGTTGAAAAAAGATGAGCTAGAAGGATCGTTGCGAGATATCAATGGAAATAGAATAGGATCTTATTCTCTAGATTCTGAAAATTGATATGAAAAAAGGAGTACAGCATGGAAGATGCCTATAAGTATGTCTATGTATTTATCCTCATGCAAGGAACGGATGTTATTCTTGAAAAAGAAATTATCCGTAACAAACGCTATAAAAATTTAACACGAATGCTGCATCATTTTGCTAAAAAATATCATGCTGAAAATTATTCACCGTGGCGAACAGCATTAGATTATCAAGGAAGGACTGAAAGATGAAAATTTCACCAAAAGACTCTAGGCTTTTCACGGCAGAGAATGCTAAAATGCTGAAAAGCCGCAGCAAGGGATACTATTCTATCATTCTGCACCTATCGCCTCATCGAGAAAACTCCTATCATATTGATTTATGTCCATTTTCTACTCAAGAATGCAGGGAACACTGCCTAAATTCCAGCGGATTTTCTGAAATGTTCCCTAATATTTTGCAGGTACGTAAGAAAAAAACCGACAGATTTTTATTTGGAAAATCGGCGTTTGTGCTCAGCATGGTGCAGGAAATTATGTACTACGAGCGTAGAGCAGAGCGGATGGGGTTACAGTTATGCGTCAGGCTGAACGGTACATCTGATATTCACTGGGCAAAAATTCGGTATCGAGGCAAAAATATTTTCCAATGGTTGCCCCATATTCAATTTTATGACTATTCCAAGAGCCCATTTATTGCGAGAAATTCCTTAGGTATTTCTAATTATGATATTACGTTTTCCTGGTCAGGGGAAAATGCAGATATGTGTGAAGCGATGTTAGAGGAAGGATTTAATATCGCAGTACCCTTCAGCCATATCACAAAATATAAAGCGCTACCTGAGGAATTTATGGATTATCCAGTAATTGATGGAGATATCAATGATTTACGATTTTTGGATCAAAGAGGGGTGGTTGTGGGATTGCGGGTGAAAGGCCGGAAGCAGCGGAAAATCAAGGAGTCAAACTTTTTAGTGCAAATTGAAAGGAGATACTAATGTATTTTGGAATATATTGGGGCAAAAGACAATGGAAAAGCGGGCAATTTGCTAAATTTTTTCTGGAATCGCTGGAAAGGGAAGAGTCTGAGACAGTGCACAAAGCCGAATCTGAGTCTAAATTGGATCTAGATCTGGATTTAAAGCCAGAATTTCCAACAAGGGCTGAATTCTAGAGGGGTGAAACAAGAAAGATGGGTAAGGACGTAGGTTGGAAGGAAAAGTTTAACTACGGGGCACTGTGTGCAAATTAGGGCTACTGATGGGATAAGCCATAGTGAATACGATC